CTGAGTGCTTTGAGCATAACCCTGAGTGGGTTGCTACCTTTCGCAATATGTGGCGTATGAGCAAGAAGTATGTGATGATGACCTGTGCCTCAGAGGGCAGAGCTGAGCATGGCACTACAAAGTCAGACCCTGGCTCATCACCGCTGACACTCGGCTGGGACTACTACCGAAACCTAACTGAGCAGGACTTTAGAGCTGAGTTCAATCTTGATGAGATGTTTGACAGCTACTACTTTGACTACAACGCTGATTCTTGTGACCTTTACTTCTATGGTGAAAAGAAAGCTGATGCTTGAGAACCTGATTGTGCCGGTGCTGAATCGGTATGACCTGCTCCAAAGGATGCTTGACAGCGTAGATGTCCCAGTCGAACACCTGCTCATAATTGACAATGGTGCAAGCCACCAGCCAAAGCTAATCCTTGACCTAAGCGATAACTTTAAGAAGGTCACACACTTACCGATGCCAGCTAATCTCGGCGTATCAGGATCATGGAACTTAGGCATCAAGTCTTTCCCTTATGCTCACCGCTGGTTTGTAGTGTCTAACGATGTAGAGTTCAAGCCTGGTGCTTTAGAGCAACTCTCACAGGCTCGCAGGGATGAGATAACCCTGACAGGCTCAGCACCTCACTGGCAAGCCTTTGCTTTGGGAGATGAGGCAGTCAACGACATCGGGCTGTTTGATGAGTCACTATTCCCTGCCTACTTTGAGGACAATGACTATGCTCGCAGGGCTGAGTTTGTCGGTGTCAACATTAGGCTCTTAGACATCGAGGTCACACATGACAACAGCTCGACTATCAAGGCTGGTTACATGGACAAGAACGCTATGACCTATTCCAGAAACGAGAAACACTATCAGTCTAAGATGGACAGTAACGACTACACCGCTGGTGATTGGTCACTAGAAATAAGGCGCAAGAACGGCTGGGAGTAACCCAGAGCGTATTCTTTTCAAGAGATAGAATAGAGAACATTATGGCAATCACCCAAGGCTATGCCTCACTTGCTCAAGTCAAGGCAGCACTAAGAATCACAGACACAGTAGATGACACCCTGCTAGAGATGGCTATTGAGTCAGGCTCGAGAGCTATTGACGGATACACCAACCGCAGCTTCTCTGCTACTGGCACAGCTACCAGAATCTTTACCCCAATGGATTACCTACAAGTTGAGATTGACGATCTAATCACGCTCACTCAGCTAAGAACCAAGTCGGATGATGATGGTAGCTTTGACCAAGTTTGGACAGCTAACGATTACCAGCTCGAACCCCTAAACGGCAGAGTTGACGGATTGCCTACCTCATACACTCACATCAGAGCTGTTGGTGATTACTTGTTTACCCAATGGGAAGGTGAAGCAACTGTTGAGGTCACAGGAACTTGGGGATGGTCAGCAGTCCCAATCGCTGTAACTCAGGCTTGTGTCATTCAGTCCAGCCGAATCTACAAGCGACTAGACAGCCCTCTTGGTGTTGCAGGTATCTCTGACATCGGAATCATGCGAGTCAGCAACCAACTCGATCCAGATGTCGCACAGCTCGTTGGCCCATACCGCAGAATTAGGTTTGCATAGTGGCAAGCATCACAGCTCTAAGAACCGCTATCGCCACCAACCTTGGCACAATAACTGGGCTTAGAACTAGCCCTGAAATGCCAGACAATCCCAACCCACCGATTGCCCTAGTCAGACCAACAACGATTGACTACAACCAGGCGTTCGCAAGGGGAATGACTCAGTACGGCTTTGCTGTGGTGGTCATTGTCGGTAGGGCTGATGAAAGAACTGCACAACGGACACTAGACGCTTACTGCTCAAGCACAGGCACCTCAAGTATCAAGAACGCAGTAGAATCAGATAAGACACTTGGTGGTAATGCCTATGATTGCCGAGTGTCTGAAATGAGAAATTACACACCCATCCAGATGAATGATGGCACATACTTAGCAGCAGAATTCGCTGTTGAAGTGTATGCCGATTAGGAGAAAATAAATTGGCAAAGTTTGTCGCAACCGACTATAAAGTCACAATCAACGGAACCAACCTCAGCACTTCGCTGGCATCTGTTGAACTACCAATCGAAATAGATGAGCAAGAAACCACAGCCTTTGGCTCTGAGTGGCGCACTAGGATTGCCGGACTAAAGTCTGGATCAATCACCCTAGAGTTTCACCAGGACTTCGGAGCTGGTTCCATTGATGCAACTCTATGGCCTCTACTAGGAACTAACGCAACTGTTGTTGTTGTCCCAACTTCGGGAACTGTAACAGCCACTAACCCTAGCTACACAGGAACTTTCCTTGTAACCCAGTACACCCCCTACGCTTCCACAGTCGGAGATCTAGCAACACTATCCGTATCGTGGCCGCTATCGGGAGCATTGACCAGAGCAACAGCGTAGAGCCATGCAAATCCCTTTCAGAGTTGAGTTTGTTGATGGTTCTAAGGAATCAGTTGTATGTGGCACACCGGACTTTATCGCTTTCGAGGATAAGTTCAATGTGGCAGTAACAACGATTCAGAAAGACCCACGCCTGACTTACCTTGCCTACATTGTTTGGAACGCCCTACGCCGCAGAAAGCAAACTGACAAGAGCTTTGAGGACTTTGTTGAAACCCTTGAAAACATCGAGGGTGACGATACAGACCCAAAAGTAAAGGCATAAAGGGGCTGGGAGAAAAAAGCTCCCACCTCTTTATAGCAGCCTTAGCTTGTGAAACAGGGATAGCACCATCGGTGCTGATGCAGGAATCCGAACGGATGCTGTTTACCATGCAGATGTATCTGAAGGGTAAATCAGAAGCCATGAATAAGCGTAGGTAGAAAATGAAAGTACAGAACTCAATCGAGGTCTATGGCGTTAGGGAAACCCTTGCCGAGATCCGCAAGGTTGACCAAGACCTGTTCTTTGCTATCCGAGCGCACATGAAGCGCACAGGTGACATCCTTGGTAATCGAGTAATTACGAGTTCGCCAATACTCGGGCCAACCGAAGGATTTAGAAACCACAAAGGCCGCACAGCTTGGAAGCCAGGCACATTCAAGACTGAGGTATCTGGTCGCAACGCTCGTAAGGGTGCAACAGGTGCAACACCTTTGCTAGCAGTAAAATTCGGTGGGGCTGCTCTCAACATCGCTGACATGGCAGGTAAAGTAAACAAAGTTCGGAAGTCAGAAACTAGCACTTATCCTTGGCGTGGCACTCGCAGAAAACACACAGTAACAACTCAAGGTCAGATTATGATTTCAGCTTTGAAAGGCAGACCCTCACGCTACATCTGGTCAGAGGCTGAAGGTCAACTCCCATTCATCCAAGCAAGCGTATTAAGTGGTGTTGAGGAATACATGGCTGGCGTAAATAGAAATCTACAAATAACAAAGGATGCTGGCTAATGTCAATTAACATCAACATCCTCAGCAACTTCAATGGTGCAGGTTTCGACAAGCTTGAAAAAGAACTTAAGCGCCTAACTACACCTATGGAGAAAGTTGCTGCTGTATCTCGTAGCCTTGCCCCAGCTGCTCAAATAGGCCTTCTTGCCCTTGGTGGTATGGCTGTTGGTGCGCTAAGAGCAGCAGAGGAAGCCGAGGTTGCCAACAACAGACTTGACAGCGTTGCTAGGTCAATGGGCTTGTTTGGAGATAACACCAAAGCTGTAACCGATAGGCTCAAGGCTTTCGCAACTGAAACAATGAACAAGATTGCTGTTGACGATGAGCTGATTCTTTCAACTCAAGCACAGCTACTTAGCTTCAAGGAGTTAGCCGCTACCGCTGATGTTGCTGGTGGCTCATTCGACAGAGCAACACAGTCAGCTTTTGACATGGCAGCAGTATTGGGTGGCACAGGTGAGGACAACGCCATCCGACTTGGTAAGGCTTTGCAAGACCCTATCCTTGGTCTAACAGCCCTACGCCGAGCCGGTGTTCTTTTTAGTGACGAACAAGAAGCAAGCATCAAAACCTTTGTGGCTGTTGGAGATACTCTAAGCGCACAAAACATGATCCTTGACGAACTTGAAACACAGTTCGGTGGAGCTGCTGAGGCTACCGCAACTGACTCAGCAAGAATGAGTGTTGCCTTTGGAGAAGTGGCAGAGTCTTTGGGTAAAGCTTTGCTTCCTATTCTGCAAGTTGTCACGCCAGCTATTGTTGCCTTTTTTAGTTATGTCGGTCAGAACTCAGGTATCTTTACAGCCCTAACAGCTATCTTGGCTGGACTTGCTATTGCTATCTTGGCTGTGAACTTTGCGCTAAACGCTAACCCGATTGTGAAGATAATCACTCTTATCGCCTTGCTTTTAGGTGCGTTGATATTACTAGCTGATTACCTTGTAAATACCTTTGTTGGTAGCTGGGGAGATTTCTTTAGCCTTGTCGGTAAATTGTGGGATGACTTTGTGACCGCTATTGCTGTTGGCATTATTGCTATCGCAGGATTCTTTGGCTCTGTGTTTGATGGACTTGCTGGGATTGTTAAGGGTGCCTTAAACGCAGTCATTGGGATTATCGAGGGCTACATCAACACAGTCATCGGTGGAGTCAACAAGCTACTTGACCTAATCAACACAGTTCTAAAGGCTGGAACAGTAATCGGCATAGATTTCCAGATAGGAAAGATTGGCAAGGTTGCTATTCCTAGACTTGCCGAGGGTGGAATCGTAATGCCCCGACCAGGTGGAGTGCTTGCCAACATCGGTGAGGGTGGTCAGGCTGAGGCCGTTATCCCTCTTGACCGACTAGGTGACTTTACTGGCAAGGGTGGCAACACTTACAATATAAATGTTTCAGGTGGAATGGCTACTGGATCGGACATAGGTAGAGCAGTAGTAAACGCCATCAAGGACTTTGAGCGTCAATCAGGTACAGCTTGGAGAGGCTAAGTGTCAATCAAAGTAGAGTTTGGATTCGCTGAATCTGGCGTACCTGTCAACTTCAATGACATCAGCGCAGATGTTATTAGCGTGGCTGTCACTAGAGGTAAAGACCCTCAGCAGGACACTTTCAACGCTGCCTCTTGCTCTATCCAGCTAAACAACGAACGCAGACAGTATGACCCTGACTATGGCCCTAGCCCCTATCAAGGTTTGATTGTTCCAACTGGTGAGGTCAAGGTTTACAAGGAAAATCAGATTGTCTTTACCGGCTTTATTACTGACTGGAACTTTAGCTACTCCCCAAGTGGTGAGTCCATCGCCGAGATTGTTGCCTCTGACGCTTTCTGGAACCTAAACAACCAGACCCTTGCTGCCTACACCCCAACCGAACAACTCAGTAGCGCACGAATCCTAAATGTGTTGCTAAAGCCTGAAGTCGGTGGCACAGCAGTTTGGCCTTCATCATCTCGGCTTATCTCTACTGGTGTGGCAACTATGGGTGACTATGCTGTCAGCGATGGAACTAACGCTCTTAGTTATTTACAAGAGGTTGAAAAGGCAGAACCAGGCAGACTCTTTATTGACAAGTCAGGTCGCATCGTATTCCGAAGCCGAAACAACGATGTCAACAACCCAAGCTACGAATACACCAGACTCAACCTTTGCTACAACCCCAGCTTTGAGAACAATACAACTGGATGGATTTCTACCGCTGGCACCATCACTAGATCAACAGCTCAGGCTTACATTGGCACAGCAAGTGGACAACTAGCCGCTGGTGCTACTGCCGAGCAATACTTTACAAGTGAGGTCGGTGTGGAATACAACCTATCTCTTTACGCCAAGGCAAGCTCTGGAACTGTTGTGGTCGAGGTGGCAAGCCTTACCTCACCTAGCGGAACTGCTTACTCACAACACGCAGCTTCAACGGCATCTGTGACTAGCTCTGAGTGGACAAGAATAAACACAGGCCTTAGTGCCAGCACCTTATTTTCTGGTATCAGCGTTAGGCAAACACCATCCTCTAACGCAGTATTTCTTGACGCTGTTTTGATTGAAGCAACACCTGTTGTAGATGCTTACTTCGATGGTGCTAACGATCCTGTTTACAACTCGACAGACCCAGAAGCACCTGACTACCAACCTGAGCGAGCCTTTGAGTCTTACGCAACTGAGTGGGTGTTGTAGTAGATGACCAGTTACAGTAATGGTGCTGTCAGGAGAGCTGACCCTTTCTATGGTTTTAGACCGCCATACAACATTGCTCAACTTATTACCATGCCCGACATCTCTGGCAGGGATGCACCTGGTAAGACTGGAGCTGCTGCCAAGCCAGGTTTAGTATCGGCTCTATACCTAGAGTTGACCGCTTACAACAGCTCGAACGCCACAACTGCCTTTGCTATGTGGAACAGCGCAGGACAGGGTGGAGTTTACTCTAGTGTCTTTACGCTGCCTAACTCCCAAACCCCTTATCAAGTTGGTGTAGGTCTAACGCGATCTATCTTTGCTAACACAAGCTATTGGATTGGTTTTACAAAAGAAACCACCGCTCAGGTAACTTACTCTGTTGACACAGCCTTTGGTGCTTCAATCAAAATGGACACCACTTCAGCAGGTGGCAACTTTACCGACAATGGACTTGTTAGTGGTGGTGGAGTAACCCCTTCAAATGGTTCGCTAGTTTTTGAGGTTGTTTATGACACTCTGCCTATCGCACCAGGCACTCCTACTGCCAGCTCTACTGGAACTAGCGCAACGATTACTTGGACAGCACCAGCAGATAATGGTGGCAAGGCTGTTACTGGATACAGGATTCAGCGTTCAACTGACAACATCAACTTCTCAACCCTTGTAGCCAACACAGGCACAACAACTCTTACCTACACCAACACAGGTCTGACACCAGGAACAAAGTATTACTATCGAGTTGCTGCTATCAACGCTGTGGCTACTGCTGCTGGTTCCGACTACTCTGGCCCTTACAGCGCATCGGTGGAGATTACCCCTGCCTTTCCTGCCTCTGCTGGCAACGCACCATCTTTGCTAACTGTGACAGTTACGAACCCAGAGCCAACTCCTGTTCAGTTCACAGATGCAGGTACGGGTATCCGGTTTACCAAGATAGATGTTTCTTACGGATCAGAGTTCCTTTACAACGAGGTTGAGGGAACTACCCAAGACCCTGCTGCCACTCTGCAGGTTGCCTCAGCTCCAGGCTCAAAGCAACTTTACGGCGTTAGAAGCTACTCGATTACTAACCTTCTAAACTCTACTGACCAAGGTGCTTTAGAGGTAGCAGTTGACCTTTTGACTTACTACTACGAGCCGACTCTAAGGGTTGACTCGATTACTGTTGACCTCAGCAACCTAAGCCTCGAGCAACGCCTTCAAGTCCTAGACCTCGAGATTGACGATTACATCAGCGTTAGCTTTACCCCGAACAGGATTGGGGATCCAAAGATTACGGCTGGACTAATCACAGGTATTTCGCACCGCATAACCATCACCAGCCATGAGATAGAATTTAGACTTAGAAACGAACGAAACATGTTTATTCTGGACAGCGATAACAAGGGTATCCTCAACCAGAACATACTAGGCCCATAGTAAGGAAACCATGCCAAGAAAAGTATTTGAGTCTTTCACAAGACTAGATGCCGCTGATGTAAACACTTACCTATCTAATGAGGTCACACTAACCAGCTCTACCGCTACCACCTACACAGTTGCAACTGCTGATCGCTATAAGACCCTTATGTTTACCTCTGGCTCTGCTGTAACAGTAAGCATTGGAACTGCCACAGCCTTTGAGCCTGGCGAGCGTGTTGACATCTTGCAAGACGGAGCTGGGGCTTTGACTATCAACCGCTCAGGAACTGTTGTTAC